CAGGAACTAACGATATTGTATTTGATTTTATCTGGTTTGAATACCCCTGCGTATTCTACGAGGGTAAAGTATATCGGGAAGGATAAAGAGATGGGTTTCTTTGATTGGTTCAATCCAAGGGAATTTATGAACACATACCAAGAGGCCCACGCCTTCGCCGAGGGGTTCTGTGAGACATTTTGCTTCTGGAGGGCTAACTATGAGCCTTCAAAGAAATTGCTCAAGGAGCTGCGAAGCGAACATCACTATTATGCCTTCGGGCGTGCCGTGGGCTTTATATCACTGGTGGGAGTGGGGGTACTGATAGTAAGAACCTTCAAAGGCAAAGCAAAGAACAGGGAGCATAAAAGACCTTGATACAATCTTTACGGCAGAGCAAACCTATGTTTGTGCTGTGTGCCCACAGTGCATATTTCCTGGTATGCGGTATATTTTTGTGTACAGCGTGTCTGTTGATACGCGTGGTAAGAAGATAGAGCGGCGATCAAAGGCTCATGCGCATCACCGGATACAAGAGAAAGAACCAAAGAGAAAGGAAAGGAATAGAAATATTAATAGTAAACTATTAATATAGAATAGAATAGAGAGAAGTTACAAGTTTTTGTTACAAAAGACTGTAACCTTTTTTTGTAACTATGGTTACACAGTACGAAGGGCGCACGATGAAACAAAACCTCACTCAAAAGCAGGAAACATTCTGTGTCAAATACTTTGAATTGGGCAATGGTACTGAGGCGGCTATTCAGGCTGGTTATAATCCCCGAAACGCAAGGGTTATAGCGTCGCAGAACTTAACAAAAATTAACATTAAAGTTCGTATCGAGGAACTTCGGCAAAAGGTTGAAGATGCCTCAGTGATGGATGTGCGGGAGCGGCAACAAAGACTTACTGAAATAGCCCGGGCCAAGCTTACCGACTATATGGAATTAGGGCAGGATGGCTCCTGGGTGAATCTCGGAGAGGAAACCCCTCATGGTGGGGCTATCCAGGAGATACATTCCACCACGAAGTATGATGAACATAGCGCCAACCCGACGGTCCATACCTCGGTGAAACTACACGATCCCATGAAGGCGATAGACCTGCTGAACAGGATGGATAAGATCTATACCGACGGGGCACAATATATCGACAACAGGAAAATAGAAATATATGATGCAAAAGGCAAACTCGCTGGCATTATCGCTGGCATCGCTTCCCGAATCGGAGAGGTTGAAGGCACTCAACTCCCTAACGGAGAATGAGGCTCTAGCATTACTCTATGATTGGAATTTCTGGGCTCGCCCTAGTCAACTACCACCCGTGGGTGACTGGCTCGTGTGGTTATTCATGGCGGGTAGGGGAACGGGTAAAACCCGTGCCGCCGGTGAATTCGTCCTGAAGGAGATCAAAGAGGGACGCGCCAAGCGGATAGCCCTGGTAGCTAAGACTCCCGCGGATGCCCGGGACGTAATGATAGAAGGCGAATCCGGCATTCTTTCGATAAGTCCTTCGTGGGATAAGCCACAGTATGAACCTTCAAAAAGGCGTTTGACCTGGAAGAACGGGGCGACCGCTCTTGTATTCAGCAGCAAAGAGCCTGATCAACTTCGCGGCCCGCAATATGACTTGGCGTGGGGAGATGAGATCAGGACGTGGTATTACCCTCAGGAAACGTGGGATAATCTACTGTTCGGATTGAGACTCGGCGATCATCCCCGGTGCGTGGTCACCACGACACCATTACCACTGGTGGTGATCAAGCGCATCATGGCGGCGCCGGACACCGTGGTTACCACCGGCACAACGTATGAAAACAGAGCCAATTTGCCGCCTTCGTTTTTCAAGCAAATCATCTCGAAATATGAAACCACCAGGTTGGGTCGGCCGGAGATAAACGCCGAGCTTCTGGAAGATGTGCCGGGCGCTTTATGGAAACGAAACAATATCTCGTACAAACCCGCGCCTGATTTGGTCCGTGTGGTGGTGGCGATTGATCCCGCCATGACCAGCTCCGAAGGGGCTGATGAAACGGGCATTATCGTGGTGGGCAAGGGGATGGACGGAAGGGGATACGTGCTGGCCGACCGATCCGCTAGGGTATCACCCGATGCGTGGGCTCAAAGGGCTGTGCAGGCATACGATGATTTCGCAGCCGATAAGATAATCGGCGAGGTCAACAACGGTGGTGAAATGGTCGGCTTGACCATTAGAACGGTTCGCCCCAATGTGTCGTATAAAGCCGTTCACGCTTCAAGAGGCAAGCAAGTCAGGGCTCAGCCCGTGGCGGCCCTGTATGAGCAAGGGAAGATTGATCACGTTGATTCCTTCCCCGAGCTGGAAGAGCAGTTGGTGACGTGGACCCCCGAAAGTGGGAAATCACCCGACAGACTGGATGCCCTCGTGTGGGCATTCACCGAATTGTTCCTGCAAGAGCCCGAACCAGTGGAGGAAATGGTTATCTATGATGCAGTGAAGCAGTTCGGGCTGGATACAATATAAAGGAGGAACTATGAAGGCGCAAATCATGCAAATTGGAGCAGTCGTGGAGAGGGACTTTGAAACAGGCAAAGAGGATGTTGTGATAGGTTGGGGATTCGATGCTAATGGTGGCACAGCGGAGGATTTTATCAGAGAGGATGGACAGCAAAGCTACTTTGGGTGGTCATTAGCTGAATTAAGAGAGATAAGCCAGGCTGCACAGCAATGCCCCTTGTATAAGGCAGGGGTGCTTTTTAAATAATAAGGAGAGAATGAACGGCAGAATAGCCAAGAAGATCAGAAGGCATAGCCAGCGAGCCTGGGTAGAATACTTTCAGGCTATACGGCAATGGCCTTTTGGTACGCGCCTGCATTTCTGCTGGGACGTGCTATTCAGTTTCAGGTGGAAGGCACGGAAGGTGAGCAAAGACCGGGTATTAAAGGAACGGAGGCCTGTGCCATCACAATGAAGAATAGCCTTTATTTCGTAACATGCCTGGCGACAGTCATGGCCATGCAGACTGCCAACTTACCTCGGTTGCAATTCAACTATAGCAGCAGGGGCTATAATCAAATCCCCCATAAACATCAGAAATCTAGAAGGGGTAAGCCCAAGTAGCATAAGGAGCAATATGCCAACATTAGAAGAATTCGGGCTGGATAAGATATGAAGCATAATGCATTTTATATAGTTCAGTTAGATCCCGAGAAAAGGCCAAACCGATTGAAATTTGGTGTTAGTGAAAGGACAAAAAATAGGTTTGCTGCTTATAGAACGATATGTCCTGAAGCAAAGCTAATAAAAACTTGGTCATGTTTTAGAGAATGGGAGACTAGGTTAATGATAGCAGCGACAACGAACAATGGAATCGAAGTTGGACACGAAGTATATGATATTGAGAGTATAGATGAAGCTATTGCTCGGATTGATAAGATATTCGAATTCTTCCCCCATATAGCTTCTAGGAAACCTGAAATCAGAGAAATACCTGAGCCCTTTGGTTTCACTCGATGGTCTCTAAGATTTGAATGGCATCATTTTTATCTTGATACCTTAAAAGGTATGGTTGATTTATTTCCCGACTTCAGAATGTAGGAGATATCATGGCGATATTAGAAGAATTCGATGAGATACTGAGAGAAGCTACGCAGCAAGTCGAGGATGCGCTGAAGCTCGAGGATGCCGGGTGGATCAACCTGTCGCAGATGGGTGCCAACGTCATACCGAGTGCAGAGCGCATCACCACGGTTAAGGAAGCGAGACTGTATTCACTGAAGGATCCGCTGGCGCGGCGAGCTGTGGCGCTGATGACGGATTATTCCTTTGGCCCCGGCGTGACATGGAGCATGAAGGATGACCCGGCCAAGAAGATGCTGGAGACATTCTGGAAGGCGCCGATCAACAAACCCCTGCTCTCTACCAAGGGACAGCGTAAATCATCCAATAAGCTCCTCATAGATGGCGAGATATTCCTCGCGGTGTTCTTGGGTTCCGGCGGAGACGCCACCATAAGGCGCATTGACCCGCTGGAGATCACGGAGTTTATTACGGACCCGGACGATATCGAGAACGTGCGGTATTACAAGCGCGATTGGCACGATGCGCAGGGGCGTTCCCACACGGATTATTATCGCTCCTTCGCCAATGTGAAGGATGAGGCGTGCATAGATTCCATAGGAACGAGCCATCAAAAAACTACTGACGCATTGGTTTATCATCTAGCCATTAACGATATAGGGCAGCGCGGTAATTCTTACCTGATGCCGGTAATCGAGTGGATCAAGCTATATCGCAAGTTCCTCGCGTCTCGCGTGGCCATTATGTTGGCCTTGGCGCGTTTCGCCTGGAAGATTAAAACGAAGGGCGGGCAGACGGCCGTCGATGCAATGAAGGCAAAACTGCATGAGAAGGAAATCAAGGCTGGCTCCACTGAGGTAGAGAATGAGGGCGCGGATTTGCAGCCGATCAAAACGGAATCGGGCGCATCCGAGGCGTATCAGGACGGTAGGATGATCAAACTCCAGGTGGCGGCCGGGACGGGCTGGCCTGAGCAGTATTTCGGCGATATCTCCATTGGCAACCTGGCCACGGCCAAGACAGTGGAGCTGCCAGTGCAAAAGATGTGCGAATCATACCAGGCCGTGTGGCAGGGAGCGTATGAGGATATATTTCAACTGATCCTCACGCACAACAACGTTAAAGAAGATAAGCAATATGTTGATATGGACTTCCCCGTGATATCGGAGGAGATGGCGGCTGCCATGGCTTCGTCCATGTCGGTGCTGTGCCAGACCTTCCCTCAGTTTGCCGACTCTAAGGATGTGCAACAGCGGGCACTGATGATACTGGGAGTCCAGAACGCTAATGAAGTATTGGAGGACTTAGCCAAGGTAATGGAGGGCGATCCCAACGCAGCCCTGGCTAAGGCACTGAGGCAATTCCGGGAGACGTTAAAAAAGGGGACGGAATGAAAGCAAATTTATGTCCGGTGTGCAATGGCGAGGGAATATGTCTAAGAGCTATAAGATAAAAAGATTAACAAAGCAAGAGTGGATTGAGCATTGGCGGAATATCCTAGTTTGTTACTTGAAAAAGAATAAGGAGGCATTATGAAATTAGCTGATGTGAAAGTTAACGTGTATATCAGAATAGACAAAATGGATGAAAGAAAGTTTGAAATGGTTGGAGATCTATTATTAAAAGCCAAACCAAGATACATGCCTGATTGCATATATAGTTTTTTTACTAGAAGAATATTGGCATTGGATTGGGGTATCTAAAGGAGACGCTCTTAATATGGGCTTATTAAGTGAACTAGACGCAACGATCGCAGCTCTGGATGATGCGATACCGGCGAACCCGAGCTCGCGCAAGAACGAGAAGATAGAGAAGCGGATGCAGAGGTCGTTGGCGCAGTATTTCCGCAGTCTGAATGACGCTATCGATATCACGGCGCTGGAGCAAATCTACTATAGGAACGTTGAAGTCGAAGAAGCAATGACGCCCGCCGATTGGAAGCGGGCTTATGCGAAAGGAACGCCGCATTGGGCCAAGGATAAAGCCCCATCAGTCTTTGCGGAGGATTTCGTCAAGGCGATGCGATCCCACAAAATGAACTCCGTGCTGGAGATTGGCTGTGGCAATGGCAGGGATTCGATACTATTTGCCAAGTCGGAATTCAAGGCAACGGCAATTGACATTGTGCCCGAGGCACTTGAACTCGCCAAGGCCAATGCGATAAAGGCAGGCGTCAAGGTGGCTTTCAAGAAGGCGAACGGGGAGTCATTGCCCTACGAGGATGGGGAATTCGATGCAGTATTCACGCTGTCGGTTCTACATTCGACCAATCTGGATAAGTCGCTCCCCGAAGTCTGGAGGGTATTGAAGGAAGGCGGGATAGCGTTTATCTACATATATGGCGATACG